ACATTTAAGTTTCTTTCTCAATTAGTCGAGGCTCGACTCAAAGGATATGAAAATAGAGATATCTTACTTCAAGCTGCAACTGATGGTGTAGATACCGAGAACTTGTTCCCAATGTCTAAACTTGATGATGCATTGAGCGTTAATGAAATTGGATATATCGAAAGTAATATCAATGTAAATAGAAATAGTTTTTACACTCAATCCATGATGTCAAATGTATATGCTGATTATGCAGACTTTGCAATGGCAGATGAAGCTCAACGTGTAAAAATTATTGACAAAGTTCAACGTCAGATTGTAGAAGTGAACAGGAAGATCAAAGAAACAGCTAGTATTAGTGGAGTTTCAGAATCTTTATCAATTTCTGACGAAGAAGAATATGAAGCGGCTATTACTCATTTATATAATCGTAGTGTAAATGGTTCTACTAAACTTAAATGTGGTATGGAAGCATTCAATAGATCTCTTAATGGTGGTTATGAAAGTGATCGTTGTTATATTTATTTAGGCTTACCAGGCGAAGGTAAATCTAGTACTTTGCTAAATCTAACCTTACAGCTTAAAGCTAATAATAAAGATGTAATAACAAAAGATCCTACAAAACGTCCGTGTATTCTTTTCTTAACAATGGAAAATACTTTGACAGAAACTCTAGAACGTGCATTCAGCATCCTAGTATCTGATGAAGATATTAGTTCATTTGGTAGCGAAAAAGAAATTATGAGATTACTTAGAGAGCATGGTTTGAAAGTTACAAATGATAGTCCTATAGATATTGCATTTAGATATGCACCAAGTAATTCTGTAGATACTGATTATCTGTATACTTTATACGAACAGCTCCAATCCGAAGGTAAAGAGGTTATTTGTTTAGTACAAGACTATATTAAACGTATTAGACCTCGAGACTTCAAGTTAATGAATGGTGATATGCGTGTAGCACTCGGTGCAGTTGTTGATGAATTCAAAGAATTTGCAATAGCTAAACATATCCCAGTTATAACTGCATCTCAGATGAACCGTGATGCGGCTAAGATAATTGATGAAGGACGATATAAAAACGAATCAGATCTTGTAAGAAAGATTGGTCGTTCTAATATCGGGGAATCTACATTGATTACAGAAAATGCTGACTCAGCATTTATCATAGTTCCAGAAACTGGAGCAGATGGCAATAGATATCTTGGTGTATCTAATGCTAAGAAGCGTTTTAAAAATCAATCAGCACCTTGGTTTTATCAACCTTATTCTAAAGAAAGACCTTTGGAATTATTGCAAGATACTAAGCTAGCTGAGCCATTATTTAAAACATCTCTTAATGAGCTTAAAACTTCTACTAATAGTGGTGGTTGGGGACAATTATCAGAATCTGTTAATGTAGCCAAACCAAACGATAAAGTAGAAGATATAGCTAAAAATTATAATGTAAGTAATGAGTTCGCATCTGAAGTTAATAAGTATATGAAGCTTAACGGTAAGAAAATCATAACTCGTAATGATGTTAAGGATATAGTTATCGGTAATGGATTTATGTATGGAGAAATGACTCCAGATCAACAAGACTACTTATACGTAATTAATGGATTTGATCCAGAAAATAGTAAAGACGGAATGAATACTATTCGAAGCTACAAGACTAATCAATTAGAAGATGGGGCTCCACGAGTAGTAGTTCAAGAAGCTTTCGAAAATGATGAATTATATACAAAAGCTTTCGTTAATGATACATTTGAATTTAAGTGGTAGAAAGGTCTAAGCCACTGAATAGCTTAGACCTAATTTTAATGCTTAATTTTATGATTATCATTAAAAGTTTTAGCATTGGCATTCTCTTGAGTATAAATATCTGATAGATATTCTTTAAGCTTAGCTTTTGGAATAAGATATAGATATTTCTTACCAAGATTGAAGTCCTTTACATTATATAAATCATTTAATCGAAGTATGATATAATATAGTTCAGCATTATCATATATATCATAAGATAATAGCTTAGGTCTATATTTATACTTCAATATTTCATCTTCAGTTAGTTCTACTCTAACTGAAGCTTTCTTGAATTCATCAAAATAGTCATCAGTGATAAGATTAACCACTGGGAATTGAATATTACCTCGTTCTTCTACGAGAGACATATTCTGATAATCAGTTCCAATGGTTGGTTTATTACTAATAAATTGCTGAATGCTATTTATTGTTTTCATTATAGCCATCGTAATCTCTCCCTACAACTACTGGTTTATTAATATCGCCACCTAGGAAAGATATAGTAAATCTAGTTCCAGGAGGAATGTATTTCGTTGGAAAATTCCTAACAACTTCTTTTGGCATTTCAATTAGGATATTAGATCCTGTTTGTACACTGCCAGTTGTAAGTTTGTTTTTATTTATGATATTTGGATTTCTAACTTTAGATGTAGTCTTAATAGGAGATTTCATATTCATCGGATTGAGTGCTTGCACATAAAACGTCTGATATCCTGGCTCATATTTATTACATACAGAAGTTAGAATGCCGACTTCAGTGAAACCTAATCCTGAATCGGAATTATATTTATCATCCATATTAAGTCACCTCGAAAATATAAAAGTATAGTACTTTAATGTTTTTGGGTAAGGAGAATATATGAATATGCTACAACCTGCAATGATTTGTAACTGGGATGAGTACGTAAATGGTTTCGTATTATCTCTTTGTAGTAAAGTCGGTCTCCAGAAAGATCTTCACACTGGAAATATGTGTTTAGAAGATGATAATGGAGATCTTATAGTATTAGACTATAAAGGCAAATTTCTAAGATTCCCATTAGATTGCTATAATAGCCTATTCAATGACTGGATCATGTTTGATCCATTATATAACAAGAATGTCATGAAGTTTATCTTTGATGTATTCATTGATAACTTTAAAGACAGTGTATATTTAGCAAGCTACTATAAAGTATTTGGTAAGACAATGAATTCTAAGAGCAGATTAACTGCTTTATTGTCAGATGGTACTTCTTATAGTACTCGTGAATATTATAATCCATCTCTTCAATATATGGAGATTATTGATTTCTTATTATTTGGGGTAGCAAATATTGATTATTCATATTTGGACTATCCACCTCCAGTAGAAATGCCTAAACGTAAAGGGCGTGCTAAGAAATGAGATTCAAATTAAATCCTGGTCAGCAAGCAGTAGTTGATGCAGCTGTAGATTGGTTTAATAATTCTTCTGAGTTAGTATTCCAATATACTGGTGCCGCTGGTACAGGAAAAACAGTTGTACTAAATGAAATAGTACGACGTCTTAATATTCCATTAGAAAATATAATGCCTATGAGCTATACTGGTACTGCGGCGATTGTTATGCGTAATAGAGGAATGACTAATGCTAAGACAATTCATTCTTCTATTTATGAACCAGTTGAAGATATCTTATATGGTGATAATGGAAAACCAGTAATGGATGAGTATTTCAATAAACCTAAGACTAGATTGAAATGGGTTAAAAGGGAATACATTCCAGATAAGAAACTAATCATCATTGATGAAGCATCAATGACTCCAAGAAGTATGGTTAAAGATATAGAATCCTTTGGTATAAAAATTATAGCATGCGGTGATTTAAATCAATTACCACCTGTAGGAGACGATCCTGGATATTTAGTATCTGGCAAAGTCTATAGACTTACTCAGATAATGCGTCAAGCAGAAGAATCTGGAATAGTTTATCTTGCAGATAGAGCCATTAAAGGTTTACCAATCCAATATGGATTCTATAATAATGCAGTCGTAATACCAGAAGATGAGTTAACTGATAAGCTATCTCTTCAATCTGATATCATTCTATGCTGTAAAAATAAGACTAGAGAAATAATCAATAAGTATATTAGAGAAGACATATTGAAGATTAAGACTCAATATCCCACATTCAATGAACCACTAATCTGTAGAAAAAATAACTGGGGAATTGAATCCAATGGTATTAACTTAGTTAATGGTCTTCGTGGTGTAGTCAGAAATTACCCTGATATAACGTCTATTAAGGATAATATGAAGCTAATGACTATTGATTTCTTAGATGATGGTAATAACTTATTTCCTCAATTGGATATAGACTTAGAATACTATCGTGCGCCATTTGAAGCACGCGAAGCTCTTAAGAGAAATCCATACAATAGAGCTGATAAGTTTGAATTAGCTTACGCTATAACTACTCATCTTTCTCAAGGTTCACAATACCATCATGGTATTTTCATGGAAGAGTATTTACATAAAGATATAATGAGTAATCTTATTTATACTGGTATAACTAGATTCTCAAACTATCTTGTATATGTAAAACCTAAACCAAAATTCCTCTAAATAATATATTATAATCTTGTAGGGTATATGACTCTACAAGATTATTTTTATTTAAGGAGGTATTGTGTTATGACAAACATAAACCAAACAATCGACAACGGAAATATTTTTGAACAACCGCTAAAATTAGCGTTGTTCCCTGATGAAACAGGTAAGATCAAGGTTGATCCAGAGGAAAGACCTTATACATTATTCATCTTCTTTGTAGATGGATATGATCAAGAAAAAACATTTAAGTTTGCAATTGGTCAAACTGCAGTACGAGAATACATCATCGAGAATGCCGATATCATCGATTTCGAAAAATCTCTAATCTCGTCCTGGACAACAAAACCATGTGATCCTGATGGATTTATTACATTGGTTCAATTTATGCATTATTTAGATACCATCACTGATGATGAAGGTAATAAATGGTTTGAAGATGATTTCGATATTCAAGAATATCTTGAATCTCAAATCGAAATCGATACAATTTCTGATGAAGAACGTGATCATTACAATAACGCAATTCATCTAGTAATGCAAAATTCTATTTTGAGAGATATTGATAGAATTGAAGAAGGAGACGATAGTTATGATGTCTAATGATATTACAAGTGTTTCTAATGCATTTGAGCAAGGTAAATTAGATTGCGAAAAATGGTTAGCTAATTTATCCCAAACTAATCAACCAGTTCAAGTTCCTAGATGGCCAACTCATCCTTCTACTAAGGAAGAGCATTATTATAGAAAAGGCTTTGAAGAACGATTCACCGAGATGACTAAGATTAGTACTAATCAAGCAGCTCGGTTATCTAAAAAGAACTATAATCTTAACGTCCATAAAAATGGTAAGGCTCGCCCTAATGCACTTGATCGTGAAATCAAGTCTAAAGGTGCAGACTTCTTATCTAAATATGGTGATAGATTCTATGTAGAAATTAAGAATCTTTCTGAACGTATTTTACGTGACTTATCTAATGCAAATATCAATGTACCAGATTATGAAGAATACTTCAAATCTAATCAGTTGCTTGATAGCTTAATTTCTGTAGCAACAGCTAAGTCTAATTATCATACATTCGTAGCAAATGCAATTCACTTCTATGGTATCTGTGCAGAACAGTCTGCTCAAGGTCTAACTCCAGATAATTATACAAGTGAACATCAGCGTTTCTTCGTATATCATTCTTCTAATGCACAAATCTATACTACCCTAGCTAATGCATTAGTAGAATTCAAAAGCTTCTTACTCTCTGGTATCTTTAACCCTGAAAGTATTCATGCTGCTGAATCTTATATTTATAGTAAGAAGTTGAATATGAGTGCACGAGACCCATATGCCCAACGTAGACTATGATATTAGTTTTCACTGTGCAGACAGATTACAAGAAAGGGTAGGTCTGCGTAAATCTCAGAAAAGTCAAGAAGCTTTCTTAAAGAAAGTTAAAGAACGAGGGATATCTATAAAGGATATCCCTAAGTCTGAGAAGTTATATAAGTTATTATATAATTATTGTAAAGATCAAGAAGGAACCTATTCCATATATTTTAGCAACTATGTGGTAATATTTACTGAATCCAACATTGCAATAACAGTATTAAATGCAAATGATAATCTCATTAAATGCGTAAAGAATTATTGCAAAAGGAGACATATAGATGGATGCTACACAAGTAAAAAAATATCGTGATCTTTTAAAAGCGGCAGAAACAAATATCGCTTTAAGATTATATTGTGATAATGGTATTATTATTGATGAGGGTACGATGTTCGTTCAGTGGAGTGATGCAGATAATGTAGTTATTGCAATCAAATCCAATGAAGACCAAGTAAATCATCCTGGTGTTAAGATTAAAACTATTATTGCAGACTATGAAATGATTCAATATATTATTGCTTATTCTACTGGTAAAAGTATTAAACCTATTGCTAAGAAGCTCAACTATACTGATGATCAAATTGCAAACCTTATTAATAAATTTGCCGATCCAGATATTAATAGCTTCTTGAATACTACACCTAAAGCAGTACTTGAAGAAATTAAACACGAGCACGAAGAACGTGCTACTGAAGCAGCTCGTGTTCATAAACTTCAAGAAGATAGAGCAAAAGCTGAAGGTCATGTAACAGTTGACCAAATTAGAAACAGATAATTACTAGAAATAAATTGGGCATGATAGTAAAATATCATGCCCAAAACATTTCTGTAATTGTATATTATTGGTGTGTATATAGCCGCATAATATATACAAAAAATCTCTTATAAGACATTTTTTAAGGAGGTACATATCATGTACAATCAACAATTTATGCAACAACCACAATTCGGAGCACCGGTTTACGGCCAATTCGCGCAACCATTCGGAGCGCCAGTTGGTCCTGTAGTACCAGCACAAAACATGTTCCGTGATGTGACTGTTACAGACCCAATGACTGCGGAAGATTTAAAAGCTCTTAAACCAGAAAAACGCGAATTCAATATGAATTTGACTGGTGAAGAAATGGCACGTGCTAAATGTCCGCACAAAAACAAGACACAAATCTTGCTTGAAAAAGTAGCAGGAAATGTTGTTCGTTGTAAACAATGTGGTACTGAATTCGATTTGACTATGCTTAGCAAAGAAGAAGTTCAAAGTGCAGTTAATGCAATTAAAAATGTTTTGAATCAAATGAAAACATACGCTATCAACTTCACTCCAGACTTCTACTCTGAATATATGATGATGCTAGCATTATTGGATAAATGCCCAGATCTATACGAAATGGCTAAAGAAAACTTCACAGAAGTTACTAAACAAGTTTCTAACAGCCAATTCGTAACTCCAAACCCTAACCCAGCATTTAACCGTTATGGCTTTGATGCCTACCAAGACATCTTTAACGGTCAATACGGTGCTCGTTATGGTGTTTATAATCAAACTGTGCCTGTAGCTCCACAAGGTTTCTATGATCCTAACATGGCAGCTCAGCAAGCACAAGTGGCTCAAGTTGTTACAGCTCAACCGCAAATGGTACAACCTATGGTAGCTCCACAACAACAAATGTTTGCAGGCTACACTCAACCAGTAGCTCCAGCTCCTCAAGGTGCTAACCCATTCGCTGCTGGCTTCGCAGGTAATATGACTGCTCCAATGGCTATGCAACAACCACCTGTTGCTCAACAACCAGTAGCTCCAGCTCCTCAAGCTCCAGCACAACCTGCGGCTCAAGCTGAAACTACAACAACTGATACAACAGTTACCCTTTAATCTTAGTCAAATAATGCAAGATTAAAATATATAAAAGATATTCTCGCCCATAGACTTATTGAGAGTCTATGGGCATTATCTTTTGTATTTTTTAATGAAAATTATAACAGCTAAGTAGGAGGGTCCTTATGTCACTATCTAAAGAACAAATTGAAAAAATCAAATCCTATGAGTCCCAAATTACGACTATTGAGGACTTCGCTGAAGCTGTACGAAAAACTGTGACCCAATATCTTGGGTATACTGGTAATAAAGGCTTTATTAATATGATTCGAGAAATCTTTCAGAACTCAGCCGATGAGCTTATGAAAGATGATAGTCCATGTGATGAAATATGGACAGCATTTAGTGAAGAGAATCAAGAATTCGTGGTTAAAGATAATGGCCGTGGTATTCCACACGATTCTCTAATTCGTGTATTCAGTTCACAACATACTTCATCTAACTATAATAAGAAACCAGGTGAATTCTCGTCTGGTCGACATGGTGTAGGTGCTAAAGTAACAAATGCTTGTGCAGAATTCTTTATCGTTGACTCTTATATTTTAGGTAAAGGTAAACGAGTTGAATTCCATTGGGGTGACCCAAAAACTGCTAAAATATCCAAGCTTCCTGATGAAAAAGGACGCCAAGGAACGCAGATAACTTTCAGTCCAATTGTAGATGTAATGGGTGAAACTACTGTAACTTGTGAAGATGTATTACATCTGATCAGTGCATTAACTCCATTACTTAAACAAGGGGCTAAGATTAACTTCATCGGCAAGAAACGTGATGGTGGAGTAGTCAAAGATGTAATCATCAATAAAGATGGATTAATGGATGGTCTTATTTCTATTATGAAGAAACCAATCATTGCTCCGATTAGATTTGGTGCATTACGTAATGATAAAATGATGAAAGCAGAAATTGCTTTTACGTTTGATTCTGATAATGATAATGAAATCATTAAGTCATACGGGAACTTCTGTCCTACTCGTGATGGTACTCATGTAGAAGGATTCCTTTCCGGTATGTCTAAATTCTTTAGAGAATATATGAACAAATTCTACTTGTCTGAAAAGAGCAAGTTAAATATTACAAACAGCGATGTTCGAGTTGGCCTTAAGGCAATCGTTACTTGTTCTCATATGACTCCAGAGTTTACTGGTCAGTCTAAAGAGATAATTTCGAATGCCGACTTGGTACCTTTTGTAAGAGATCTTACTATTGCTAGTCTAGAAGATTGGGCTAAGAAGAATAATAATGATCTCCAAAAGATTTGTAAGTATTTTAAAGAAATTGCAGAAATCAGAACACGATCTGAAAATGAACGTGTTAAAGTAAAAGCAAAACAAGTTTCTACTATCACTGGTTTACCTAAGAAATTTATTAAGCCTACTGGTAAGAAGAATCTTGAACTATTCATCATGGAAGGTGATTCCGCCGTAGGTCCAGCTAAAAACAATCGTGATAATACTCGTCAAGGTTTATTTCCTATTCGGGGTAAGATTGTTAATGCTATGGCCGCTACAAGAGAAAAGGTTGCAGCTAATGAAGAAGTTGCGGCAATTACTGCCATTATCGGCGCAGGGTTTGGTCGTTCATTTAACATTGAAAAATGTAAATGGGAAAAGATCATAATCGCTACTGATGCCGATCCAGATGGTGCACATATCAGAAGTCTTTTATTGAAGTTCTTCTTATTATATATGCAACCATTAATTACTGCTGGTAGATTATATGCTACAGTTCCGCCTTTATATGGTGCTAAGATCAATGGTAAGATCAAGTACTTTACTGATAGAACTGAGTATAATAAATATCTCCAAAAAGAATTTTTCAAGATTCATAAGCTAGAACTAGCTAATAAAACTAAATTAACTGAATCTGATGTAATTAAATTACTTGATCGTAATACTAACTATATCAGAGACATTGATGCAGTTGCTAACTCCTTTGCAATCGACGTTAAGTTACTAGAAAAGATCTTAGTTCTTTATAGTAATAAAGTGCCGTTCGATTCAAAAGAATTTAAGAAGATAATTGAATCTCAATATCCATTCTTGAAAGTTACTAAGACTGGTATTGAAGGTTTAGTTGATTCTAAGTACCAAACAATCTACTTTAGTGAAACATTGATTGATGCTTGTAAATATGTCTTAGGATATATTGCTAAATCCCCTAATGAATTCCTAGTAGATGGTAATGTAGTATCTTTATATGGATTGATGGAAGAATTTAATAAAGTTAGTCCACCATCTGTAACACGTTATAAAGGTCTTGGTGAAATGAATGGTGACCAACTATTCAATTCTACACTTGATCCTAGTGATAAAGGTAATCGGGTTCTAATCCGATATACTTTAGAAGATATTAAATATGAACTTGATAAGATGAAGGATATTGAGGATGACAAACTTCAACTCATGAAGGATGTAGATGTAACTCAATATGTATTCTAACTATTTTTTGAGAGAGAAGAAGTAGGTAAGAACAATGATTATTTATTACCAAGATAATCATGACTGCATGTTTGCGGCCAATATTATTTATAATAATCGTAAACATCTAGCGTGGGATGATGGTACCAATGTAAAGTTGGTACCATATCGCTACTCTAGAACAGACATTCTAAAGATTCTAGATACTAAAGAAACAGTAGTAATTCTTGGTATCGGATTCTTTGCTAATGACCCTAAATCTATTGAACGAGTTCGTACTATAATTCAACGTAGTAAGAAAGTTATTTGGATTGATGGTCATGAAAATACAGAAGACTTGATGCGGATGTTTCCTGAAATAGAGACGTACTATGAAAAGGGAAGAGCTACATCATTCATTTTACATTATAAGATCTTAAAAAGAGATTATAATCTTGGAGTAGATTTGATAGCTGAAAAACAAACATATCCTAATCCAAGTATGGCATGCATTTGCCTCTATCTGTATATATTATCAGTTTATTCTGATCCATCAGATATTGTATGGAATGAAATCTATGAAAGTAATAACTTAGATCCTTTAATCAATACTGGATTGATTACTATAGACTTCTTAAAGCAACAAAATATATTTGCTATTGAAAACTTTGGATATAAATCTATTCTAAATGGTGAAGAAGTGATTGCATTAAATGCAGATCATCGCTTATTCCTACCTGATGTAGTTTATACTCAAAAGATTCCAATTCTATTCTGGCAATTTGATGGAAATATGTATAGATATTTCTTATATAAAGCAAATTCTAAAGTTAATTGTTTAGAACTTGCTAAAATTTATAATTCATTTGGTACTGATTATAGAGCAACCTTTGTGTTGTCTTCACTTATTGCTCCAAGAAAGGAAAAAGAATGAGAAAGTTTGAAATGGTGAAAGATAAGTTTATTGATTTTAGTGAAGATCTAACTTTCGTATTTCCTCATCGAAGCACTGATCATTCTGCTGGTTATGATTTCTTTGCACCAAAGACTTATGTAATTGGTCCAGGGGAATCTGCAATCATTCCAACTTACTTTAAAGCATATATGAATCCAGATGAAGTACTTCTAATTGCTCCACGTAGTTCTTTTGGATATAATTACGATATGCAGATTAAATCTACTATCGGAGTTATCGATGCAGACTATGTAGACAATGATGATAATGATGGTAATATTATTATCGGGGTTAAGAATAATTCCGATAAGGTATTAACTATAGAAGCCGGTAAACATTTCGCTCAAGGTATTTTCTTGAAATATTTGACAACTGATAATGATGCTGAATATCCAAAGAAAGTACGTAATGGCGGAATCGGCTCCACAACTATTTAATATTTAAAAGAGGTAAATCATGAGAAACCAACGCAGAACAAGCAAACCAAAATTCAACAATGTACGTATTGAAGTAGCAGTAAAATTCAATCCTAAAATGGATGAAACTACTAAAGCTAAAATGATTGATGTTTTGGGAAGTGACGTTCTAAAACTTATCAATGTTAATATCTTCTCTTTACGCAGTGATGTTAATAACGATCCAGAATCCAAAGGCAATGTAATCGTAGGTAACTTTGTTGAATATAATAAAGAAACTAATATGATCACTGTTGATATCTATGAAACTTTCAAAGATGTAATTGAAGGTCTTGAAGATAAGATTGCATACGTTTTGACTTCTTATAATGCTCAAATGAATATTACTAAGATCAATCGTATTATCATTGAAAAAAGTCGTTAATTTACCCAAGGCTATATAGTTCTGCTATATAGCCTTTTATTCCTCTTGATGCAGGTATAAGTGGGAACTAAAATTTCACTGATACGTCAACAACTAAGTAAGTAAGGAGGATACCACTGTGGGTAGAGAAATAGACGTAAATATGTTAGAGCAGTATACTGATGATATGAGATTATACTCAGTATACTCTGCATTATATCGCGTTGTACCAGATTTCCGAGATGGATTTAAATCTGTTCAACGTAAAATCATTTATGCAATGTATAATGATATCAAAGGTACTAAGACAGTTAAGTCTTCTTCAATCGTAGGTACTGTAATGGATAAGTATCATCCTCATGGTGAATCATCCATCTATGGTTCTATGAAGCCTATGACTAACTGGTTTGAAAATAATATTCCTTTGATTGATAAGCAAGGTAACTTTGGTAACTTCCAAGGCGATGGCCCATCGGCTATGCGTTATACTGAAGCTAAACTTGCTAAGTTTACAATTGATGCCGTTATTGGCGATTTAAAAGAATCTAATCAAGTAGTTGATTGGGAAGATAACTATAGTGGGACCATTAAAGCTCCAGAATATTTAGCTCCTAATTTACCAATGCTTTTGATTAATGGTTCATTTGGTATTAGCGTAGGATTCAAAGTAGAAATTCCTAAGCATAATATCAATGAAGTAATTGATGCTACAATTAAGCTTATCGATAATCCGAATGCTAAAGTAGTATTGATTCCTGATTCTCCAATGGAATGCGATATTATTGATACTGACTTTGCAGCCATTTCTAATTCTGGATTTGGCAATTACAAAGTTCGTGGTAGAATTGATATCGGTGAATTCCAAGGTAAACAAGCTTTGTTTATTCATAGTCTTCCAGATTTAGTATATCTAAATACTGTAACTGAGAAGATTGAAGAATTGATGGAGAAGAATATTCTCACTCAAATTCATAATATTTATGAAAACTCAGATGGTGATCATAAATTAGAATGTATTATTGTATTGAAACCTGGAGCTGATCCTAAGTTTGTCAAAGATACAATCTTCAAATATACGCCAATGGAAAGATCTTGTCGTGTAAATCTTGAAGTCGTATGTGAACGAAGAATTGTTCATATGGGATATAAAGAATACTTACTACGATTCATCGATTTCCGTAAAGTAACAAAGCTTAGATTGTATTATAATCTCCTACAAAAGACAATGACTGATTATCATCAATATGATGCATATATCAGAGTTATGTCTAGTGGTGAAATTGATACAATCATTAATCGCATCAAGAAATCAACTGGTAATGATGAAGAGTTGATAAATGATATGGTTAAGAAGTTCAAGATTACTGATCTTCAAGCTAAGACTATTATCAATGCTCCATTGAAATATCTATCTAAACATAACTTAGCTAGATATATTGAACGAGCTAAGAATCTTGAACAAATGCGTGACTTATATATTAATAAGATTCGTAACGAGCATGAACTTAATGAAGAAATTAAGGAAGAGCTTAAAGAATATAAACTTAAATATGGTAAGAAACGTAATACTCGAGTAATTAGTCAAGCTGAAGCTTCTGATATTCCAGAAGGTGAATTTAAGGTTATCATTACTGAATCTAACTTTGTTAGAAAGGTAGGATTGAACGATCCTATCAAAGCAGTTAAAGGTGATAATCCTAAATTGGTTATTAAGATTAATAATACTGATAATGTAATTCTATTTGATGCTGGTGGTAAGTGTTATTCTTATCCAGTTCATAAGATTCCTTTGTCAGATAAATCTAATGCTGGCACTGATATCAGATTCTTGAATAAAAAGATTACAGCTAACGTAATCGCTATCTATCAAGAAGAAGCAATCAAACAAATTGCAGATTCTAAACAAGCTATGTATATTATGGTATTAACCCATAATGGCTTTATTAAGAAGATGGAATTGGATGATTTCACTTCATTAACTGCAAGCGGTATATTCTATACTAAGTTAGATCCAAATGACTTTGTTAAGAATATAGTTGTCGGAGGAGATGCCTTAGATGTAGTTGTCTTCTCTGATAAGAAAGCTTTAAGATTCTCTGCTAAAGATATTCCATTAGTTCGACGTTCTGCTAGAGGTGTAAGATCTATTGGCAGTAAAACAGTTGAATATGTAGATGGAATGTGTTTAGTGGCTGGTAAAGATGTGACTGATGTAATTGTAGTAACTAGAAATGGTTATTTGAACAAATTCAGTATTGCAGCATTACCTACAAGTCAAAGAGCTAAAGCCGGTAGCTCTGTAGTTAAACTAGCTAAGACTGATAATATTGTTAATATTCATATCGTGAATAATAATGATATCATTAAGTTAGTAACTGAAAAGGGAGTTAAGGAAGTTAATGTATCCGAAGTTCCTGTTGGAAGTTCTATCTCAGCTGGTACTAAATGTATTGATGGTAGAGATGTAGTTGTAAAATCTTTACTAATTAGAAATGTAGACTAAGAAATAATACCCCATAGGATACAATCCTATGGGGTGTTTTATTTTTTTTGTAATTTTTAATAATAAATTATTAAAATACTAACACATAGGTAGTTTGAAGTTTTGTATAGCAGTAGCAAACTATTTTTATACACAAATTCTCCTTTGTGAAAATATTAATTACTCTACAGTTCTCTCATTCGGATGCTATACAAAAAATGATCCCCAAGGTAGTTAAACTACCTTGGGGGGTTTATTTTATTTAAGTAATTCACCGAGTTTATTATAAGAGAATAATTCATTATCTCTCTTATTAGTTAGAACTCTATTCCAGAATTCTTCATTATATCTATCAGTTGCAGATTTAACTTTATTTCTTTCTGCAGCTTCTATACGTTCATCAATATATTTACCATATACTTTTTCTAGTTCATCGATATCTGCTAGAATACGTTTCTTAGTTTTAGCGTCAGTTTTGATGTCATTCATTTCTTTTCTCAATGTGAGAAGTTGCGCATACACTCGTCGGCTAGTTTGAATAGCAATACCACAGTCAGATGTACAAATATAAGATAATAAAGTATAGATAGGAATATAAATATATAAATTATAGAAAGAGTTATCATATGGATCGAATTCATCATCAATATCAGATGCTTCAATCTTAGTTAAAGCTGATGCTAATTCTGGGCCATATCCATATATAGTAGCAAAGCTATCTGCCATCTCTTCTTCCATATCATGGACCCTTATAGGTTTATTAACTTTATCAAAATTATTAATATAGTTCATTATTCTATTGAATTTAGTGCTATCTCCAATTAGATTATATGTATCTTTTAAAGTTGGGGTTTTAAGAATATCTTTAAGTAGAATCAATGTATTAATTACATATTTAATTGCAAATACTGCATCTTCTGTAAGTTTAGATATTACTCTACGGATCATCATAAACATATCCACAATAGAATTCGTTTCTTGAGATGCAATTCTAATAATTTTATCTAATTCAGAGAGTCCTCTAATGTAACTAGCCATATATCTTAATGAGCTACTATTTAAAATTCTCTTAGATGCAAATTGGTGGCCAATTTCATGAAGCGTAATAGCAGTCAATTCTTTACCGGATAGGACACCACTTAACATTGCTGGAGAAAATACTACGAGAATACTACAAGTATTTCCAGGTAGTGCCTTATATCCTTCAGATGTTTTGATTTTCATTTTCTTAATATCTGCAATATCAATATAGGTATATGCATTTAGACCTGGAGTTTTATCAATACCAATTGATACATTATCAAATCCAAATTTCTTTTGTAGTTGTTTTGCTACCATTCCTAAAGATGCAGTGTCTATTTTATCTTTAGATTGTATAGCTTTATCAAACGATTTTTCAATAATTTCTAATTCTTTAGACTTACCAAAGTATGTTTCATTTACAGCGGTAGTCATATCTTTAATAAACATAATCAGTTTCTCCTGCAGCAGTATAGATTAATTTACTAACATGTTTTAGACAATAATTTAAATAGGTTTTACTAAGGGATTAAGTCTCTTAGTGATTTTCTTTTTAGGTATATATTATAGATATGAAATACGTAATTTAATTTTATTAGGAGGTTAATATGAAAGAAGATTCAAAAAATGAAACAATTGAACTTATCGATGTTAGAGAAGAAATAATTAAAGATCTAAATGTCGAAGTAGCGCGATTAAAACAGCAAGTAATGGATAAAGAATGTGAAATGATGCAAATGGAAAAGTATTTTAAGCATGCATATTATATGCCTGTATTAGAAGCTATAATCGGTATGTCTATTATTGGATTTGTAGGAGCATATTTAATTACTACAAAATAGGAGGATTTAAATGGAAAAATTACAGAATACTATTAATAGTGAATTAAAAGATTTATCAGAATCTATCGGTATTGATATTAAAGATCTTAAAGACTCAATTGATAAAAGTGATGCGGCTATTGAATTAATTAGAGAAGCTTCATATAAAACTGCTAGTAACCTTTTAGCATTAAAAGAATCTGCTGAAAAGGAATTGAATAATTTAAATGAAAGAATTTATGAAGTCAATAATATGGTTAATAGTTTAAGTAAATGGTCTGTTTTGATTAATAATAAATTAGAAAATGAGTATGTGCAACTATCTACATTCATAGATAAGACAAAATCTCAAGATAAGATTGCCGATTATTTAATGTGGGCAGTTATTATCGAAGCATTTGTGATTCTAGGTTTAATATTTTATTTATGCTTAACTAAAGTTATTTAAAATAAGGGAGAAATAAAATGGAGAAGTTTGTAAAATTAGGAACAGAAAGAATTAGATTATCCGAAATCAAATCTTATAGTGCGGCTGATGGCGACTTATGCATTGAGACTGAAGATGACTATTTTACTTATTATAAAGAAGATATTGAAAATCTTGATGCGATTATTAAATATCTTGATAACGAATTAGTTGTAGATGTAACTAAAACAGATACACCTAAAATTGATGCATCTAAATTGGAAGCAGTCGAACCAAAAACATCCCTAGATTTCACATGGGATGATATTCTAAAAGGCAATATCTTTAATACTAAGGAAACAACTCTCATTCCAATTACTATATATGATTTTATAGATCCATATTATTATAATATTTATAAACTAAATGTAATAAACCATATACTAAAATTAATGAAAGAAAACATTCCAGGATTTGATTCTAGATCTACATTATTATCATTTAGGACACTTTTAGAATTTGATAGCGATGGGTTTATTAAAGGATTTAACTTACGTCCTAATTATTTTACCATTAGATATGATTTACTTAGCTCATTTAATTATTGGATAATTATGGTAGTAAAGCAATTATATAAATATATAATATCTACTGGTCATTTAAAAGAGCTTCCTGAATTTGATTGGGATGCTGAAGAAAGACTCTGGAGTCGTAATGGCGATTTGAGATTAGAAGAAGATGAAATAACTTTAATTATAAAATTAATTAGCGGTAAATTATTTAATGAATTAAATATACTTAGAGTGAGAGAAATCAAAATAGATATGACTTCTAGAAATATTATAAATACATATTTTGATTTGACAGACATTTTGATTAATAATTTCAAAAGAGAAGTGCCTTATAATATTACAGATGAAAATAATACACTTAGAAAATTTGTATTATTAAGAAATTCATTCTGTGATGCTATTAATAGTGAATGTGGTATATATGAGCATAATTACAAATAAAGATGAGGATATATCCATGCAACTACAAATAGTAGATGAAAGATATAATAAATCCTTTAAAATAATCGAAAATTTAATATTAGACTTATTGGATGAACATGATAAGCTTGATGTTGAATTAATCGAAGATGCATTTAAAGAGTTGGAAGATATCAATTATCCATTGACTTCTGAGTTTCTAAAGCGTCGTCAATTTGGATTTATTAAGAAACGTAATATAAAGTTTGAAGTTACTTGGCATAGAGAAACGGCAATACCTAACTTCTTACTTAATTTGATGAATGCATATTATAGCGATTCTATAGGTTATAAGAATGATGTATTTAGAGATTGCATACTCACCTCTAAGGAAGAGGCAATGCTAATTTCTGAAAAATCTAAAGATAATCTAGTAATTGGAGCTAATGGTAAGTGTTATTGTTTCATATCAAAGGAGTAAGTTAAATGACATTAGATGATATTCTAAAAGGTAATATCTTCACAGGAGATTTAGAGCTAATAAATTTTCTAGATATTACTGAAGAAACTGAAAATAATACAGAAAAGGAACAGTACTTTCTTAAAGTTCTAGAAACTATATATAAGGAAAATAAAGACTTTAAAGTATGGGAATTTATTGATATATTTAGTGACCAACACCTTGGATGTGTAATCTGGGATGATACTCAGAAAGATATAAATGCTGATAACTTTGAATTCAATATTGACGATTACACTTTCTATTATGATAAGGAAATAAATCCATTGATTTGTACTGATCTTGCAATTTTTCTTGCTCTAGTATGTCTATATAAATATCTCGGTGTAGTTGACGTATATATAGATATCTTTAATAAACCTGAAGAATTAGCAGACTTTATAGATGATTTGCATTTAGAAGAAGATGATGAAAAATTATTAATGGAGCTCTTATTAGGTAGTATTTTTGGCTCTCATTATTATGATTTTTATTTAGACAATAAAATCTTACATTCTACTTATGATCGAATCTTAAGCGTTTATAATAAATTAGATACTATAGCTTTTCAATTAAGTGGGGGCGATTTTATAGATCGATATGATACGAATGAAAGTCTACGTAAGAACTTCTGTAAACTTCGTAGTGATATCATTGGATATATTAAAAAGGCTTTGCAAAAACAGGAGGAAAAGTAAAATGTTAGATTCAAAGGAAGTATTAAAAATATTTAGTGGTAATTTTGCCTTAAGAGATCCTATAACTATAGATATAGATAATATCAAAACTGAATTTGATGCAGAAAAAGAACTAGCCGCTTTTAATGTACTTCACTCTATAACTGAAGAAATCCCAGGTGGATATATTAATAGCTTTATTAATAATTTTAATGAATACGGCTATGGTGTTACTATCGTACGCCAATATGATTCACCAGATTCAGATGTTGTTAAATTGAATTTTGCATTCGACAAAAGCATAAATCCAGTAATGAGTATTGATTATGCTATTAGATTAATGCTAAGATCTTTCTATATTTTCATATCAGTTCCTTGTCTTAATGATTTAAATGATCAATTCTTAAATGATAGATCTAAAATCTTATGGGACAGCTTCGATGGTAGAGCTGAGTATGAATATGGTGATACTATACTCAAATTCCAATATTTATTAGATGGACTAATCTTCCCTAGATTTGAAGAATACTTCTATAATAATCGTATCAATGATGGCAGAATATTAGAAGTATTTGACGAACTATCTAAATTCTTGGATGGTATTTTTGATACTGTGGTTGAATATGATAATAGTCTTACTTTAACTGAAAACTTTATTGAGTTAAGATCTACCGCAATTCATTCAGTAAATCAATGGATCGAATCATGTTTTGATGTTTCTAAATAAGGAGAATATATATGCTTACATTAAAAGACGTCTGGAGTAAAAGTTCATTTGATGATCTTAAATTAAAAAATTATGTAGATATTGCTGATGACCCAAAAACTCATGAATGTGAAAATGTAGAAGAAAAACTTTTACGTTTAGAAGAATTACTAAATCTAATTAGCGACCAAACAACCATGCCCGATAGAGACCCAGTATTTGTCATATTAGATTACATAAATATGCTACAGTTAGGATTCAGATTAAGTTGTAAATATGAAGGTAAATCATCGGAGTCTATTAAAAAGGGATCTTTAACAATTGAACTCCAACCAGAATTAAATCCTTATATTACATATGATACAGCTATTCGAATGGTAGTAGACTATTATTATTATGCAACCAAAATATCTATGATTAAGGATATATCGATATATGATTATATCGAATATGAGTTGGAAAAAAATAATTATGGATTAGACGAAAATGTATTATTTGATCTAATCAATGGGTCATATTTCTCATCTGATAACTATAAGACATCCACAAGTGTATCTAAATATGCATCTAATATTCTAGAATTTGCAATCGGATATTGTAAATTTGAAGATACGTCTATTCTTAAAACTGATCTACCAGTTATAGATTTAATAAAACATGCTCGAGCACTAATTATTAAAGTTATTAAGACTCGACATAAAAATCAAATAATGGATTCAGTATTACAATCCCTAAATAAGAAATATAATGCAGTTGTTACTATAATAAGTGCAATATTTATAGATAATGTAACACTAGCTGACACGGATCCACAATTAAGGGAAGAAAACATAAGAAAATATTTGGATAGTTTAGACCTATTATATAAGGGTTATGATTTGCCTGAAGAATATAAATTTGCTTCTATATATGAAAAATCCGAAAGGTCTAAAAGAGATCTAATGCGTATCTTTATGGTACTTAGTGAGAATAATAGACAAATATTTGATTATATTGAAAAAATGATGCTTACTAAAGGTGAGGAGTGATTAATATGATTAAAATAGGAGATATTATTAGTCATAAATCTTTTAAAGATTTTAATCTAAAAGACTTCTACGATGTTGATTTATCTAAAGAGTCACATGAGTGTGAGAATGTAAAAGAAAAACTTTTACATTTAGAAGACATTCTACGAGTATTAGCTGAAACCGGATGCAATAGCGGAGAATATAATACGTGTAGAGATATTATTTATATGCTAAATTTTCACGAGTGTGGATTTGTATTAGATTGTGAGTATGATGGAAATGATAGCATCAAACCTGGCACTCTAAAAATAGAATTAAATTCTACTAATCCATATATTACATATGATACTGCTATTAGGATTATCGTAGATAAATCTTATAGCATTATAAATATGAATATTTTAAATGGCATTCCTGCCTCCAAATATATTCAGTTCACATTAGATGAAGTTGATACGGAACGAATTCTATCAGTACGGTATATAGAGGACTTTATTTCAGGAATATATTTCTCATCTTCTTCATATAGGAATAGAATTGGTGGGTTATTACACATTGATAATGTATTAGAATTTGTATACCAATTCTGCGAATATGATGAAGATAAAGATATACTAAAACGATCAGATCTATCTAAGCTTGAGTTATTAGATATAGCTCGTACTTTACTCATGAGAGAAATAAAGAAACGTCATGAGAATGGCGTAACTGACGAAATTTTAGCAGCATTAGAACATAAATTCCAATTAGTATATAGACTAATTAATGTATTAGTGGAAGACGAACTTTTACACAAAGATCCTAAATACCCAATTGATCTTAATGATAAATCTAGATTGGAAATGAATATCGATTATTTAGATAGCTTATATGCTAGATATAATTTACCAGATGAGTATAAGTTTAGGCATTTATATGAATCTGATAAGTTTATAAGAAAAGAGCATATGAATGATCTACAATTTATATTTAAAGAAAATAATAGATTGATCACTAATTACTTAAGAAAAAGCTATCTAAAATGATAACAATTATAAGAAGAGCGAGTTTATCCCGCTCTTCTTTTTTTTTTGTATTTATAGCCATCTTGAACAATCCAATAACTTAGAAAGGTGGTATATAATGAAAAATACAACCGTTATTGTAAAGAAAATCTATCCAATTATTGAAACTCAAATTAAGAAGAATCTTAATGCTTATAAAAAATACATTGGTAAATTCATTTCTGATAGATCTGAAGACTTATATGATATTGCACCATGTAGAAGAATCTACTTTACTCAAAAAGATGCAGATGATCTATGTAAAACTCTAAAGATTAATATTAAAGATATTAATAATTTAATGCAAGAAACTTATTATGCATCAATTTCTGCATTTAACCCAGCTGCGGCAAAAGATGAGATTACTATTATTCTCTTATGTCTTTTACGCTATTTCTGGAAAACTAGAGATCCCAAACTCATTGATTTAGGTATCATTAATCTAGCATTTTCTGGAAAGTTTTATCCTTCTATTCATTATGGGTTCTTTAAGAAAGTTCAACCGGCAGAATATAGATGGGTAATGGATTATGTAGTAAATAATATGCTTACTGGTAAATTCGATCTTAAAACTCAAGGAAGCGTTTTAGGTGCAGTTAAGTCTGTATCTAATACATGGATTGATACATACAAAGATCGCTTAAGAGATTTTGAGGATGAAGATTGTGTATATCTAATTCAACAGCTTCATGGCCGTATTAAATCTTTTATGAAAAATATTGCAAGTCTATATTATGAAGCGTATGAAAATAAATCTCAATATATAACTTATGCATCAGATGATTATTCTGATACTGGTTATAGATTGGCTGATACTGATAGCCTGATGGCTGAACGTATTATAGATAAAGCTGTAAATATTGCATCTACAATGTCTGTAAATTATAAGTATTGTAAGATGTCAGCAGACTCTCTAGTTAGAGCTGATGAGATTAAAGATATCATCGAATATATTATTAAGAATGATACTAAACAACTTACTGAAGTTCGTGAATACATTAGTTTATTAGTTTACACATACTTTGCTCAATCTAAAGACAAAGATGTTAGAACTGCAAACTTTATTAAGTATTCTATACAACCTAAACCGAATACGAAAGATAAGAATATTCTAAGAATAAAAGATATTACAGAAAACTGGTTAATGCAAGCGTCTAAACGATACATTCATAGACGTAATCGTGTAGCTACAAGAAATAGTTATACTAGATCGGTTGTTATGTATTTCACATTGCTTATTCATTATAGTGCTTTATAATTTTATATGTCTATGGAGTTGAACTCCATAGACATATTATTTTTTATTCATATATTATAATTGTGTATCTAAAGGTCATTTGTTTTTATATTTAGGAGGAAAAAGAAATGACAAAAACAATTGAAAAGAAATTTAAAATCGATGATTTATTTGTTGGGAAATATGAAATGTCTAGCATTCTAGATTTTCCTGAAGATCATGTATATGATGAACTTGTACCAATAGTTGGAGTATTGGTTGGTAGATTATTAGAAATCTACTCATTACAAGAAGTACAAGTATTTTTAGATATGCTAAATAAGACATATGAAAAATCATTTAAAATTATTTATAACCCATCCACGAATATAACTAGCTTTTATGATTCACATGATCACCCGACTTATAATATGGAAATTATTATAAAATTGATTGTAAAAAATATTTATAGATATTTTGGAATAAAGTCTAATCCTTTAGATGAATCATATATAGTTGATAAATATCTACGTAAAGACATCAAAGAGTTTGATGTTAAAAATACTGGATTATACGATACAGTGCAAAAAGTATTAGATTTTGATTTCTTCTATTATTATAATAATTTAAAAGTATTATATAATATAGAAGGAGAACCTAAACCTGTAGTATTTGATCAATCTTATAAGCACGTTATCAATAAGATCGACTCATTGACTCAATTTGTCAAGAAGATGAATCCTGGGTTTGATTATAGGAGAATATATCAATCTTCTAGTAATTTGGGCTCTTATATATTAGAGCTACGTAGTATACTAGTCAAAAACATCAGATTTAAAATGGCTAAAGAAGGCCTTGATAATACAGAGTTTAAAAATGACTATGTAGAAAATATGATGAGGGCAACTGAATCTATTTTATTTATGATGCAAACTGATATTAGCGATAATGATAATGAATTAATATCATTTGAAAATGAAAAATTTAAACAGACTCTAGAAAAATATACAGATATCTTATCTAAGTTATATGGTACTGATTTTAGAAAAAAATGTACACTTTTTTCATTATTTGAGGATGAGGCATTTATGCAGGCTAGATATGTAACTGGCGAGTTAAGACTAGCGGCTTTAGATCTTTGCATTAAAAAATTTGACGAAATGAAATCCAAGTAATTGGTTTACCATATAGGGGGCAGTTTATTCTGCCTCCTATAATTCTTTATTTTTTTTTACTCATATATTATTATCATGATAATAGCACGAATGCTATTATATTGGTCATTCTTAATATACGGAGGAAAAAGAAATGACAGACATCAAAGAAAAAATTGTAAATAATGAACTATTTACAGGCGAGCTTGCATTAGCTAAAACATTTGAAATTGATTCATCTAAACTTAATGAATCTACATTTGTTTATGAAAAGATGAAGATTCTAAGTGATGTATTACGATACATTGGATACGAGTATGGGTCATATAAGTGTGGCAAGTTTCTTAAAGGATTGAATAGAACTTACTCTAATCTATTTAAAATAACTTTCAATGATAATTTTGAAGTTGTATTTAAAGATACAAAATTTGGAAAAATAAATTTAGATTTATGTCTGAGAATCATCTTCAAAAATTTATATCAAAATTTCAAATTAAGCCATTATGGTGAATTTGATATAGAAAATTGTATTATTTATGATGCATTATATAGCGATGCCAAAAGCATTAATAAATCTAAATCTGAGTTTGTAATAAATATAATTACTAGAATAGTTAATATGGAATTCTTTAATTCATATTATGATGATTTATTCAATACTATTGGCAAATCTTTACCATATAGTACTAGATTTAAACAAATAGCATTGGAATTATCATTAGTTTGTGACTTCATTAAAGAAATTGATGGTAATTTTAGCGATATTCTAGAATATAGATATTGTAATAATCTTGGCGAATATGCTCTTAAACTAAGAGATGAATTAATAGATATTATTAAGCTTAAAACAAATCAAAAAACTATTAATAATAGAAATATTAAACTATCAGCAGATGTAGCATATTCTATAATTAATTTAATGGAATATGAACTCAATACCATAAACGTTTCTATGACTTATGACTCTTATGTAAAAAATATTATAGATAAAAATATAAAACTGTTAAATGAATTTTGTAATAGAGATCTAAGTAAAGATAGTGAACAACTTAAAATGTTATTAGATGGTAAAGAAGTTAAAATAGATGATTTCATTAAAGATATTAAATTAACAGTGGATAAATATTTATTTAGTTAATTTATAGGAGGCAGATTTATTCTGCCTCTTTTTTTTATTTTTTTTTCATTCATATATTATCATCGTGATAGTAGCACAGTTGCTATTATTTAGTCATTTTTTAATATACGGAGGAAAAAGAAATGACAGACATTAGAGAAAAAATTTTAACCAATTCATTATTTACCGGTGAGCTTAAACTTGCCAAAACATTTGAGATTGATTCAACTAAACTCAATGAATCTAAATTTATTAATGAAAAGAATAAGATTATGACTGATGTAATGCATTATATTGGATATGAATATGGTATGTCTAAGTGTGATGTATTTATTGAAAGAATGAATAATGCTTATTTTAATTTATTTAGAATAGAGCGTAATATTGGTAAATATGAGATTAAACAAACAAAAACTGAATTTGGGGAACTAAATATTGATTTATGTTTAAGAATGGTATTTAAACATTTATACAAAAATTTTGATTTATCAGCATTTGGTAATTGGAATGCGGAATCAACTATGATTTATGATATTTTATATAATACGGCTAAAGGTGTTAATAAATCTAAAGCTGACTTTGTACTAAACGTAATTATTAGAATTGTAAATATGGAATTTTTTAATGCTAATTATGATAATTTGTTTAATACTAAACATAGATCTCTACCATCTAGTATGCCATTTAAACAACTAGCATTAGAATTATCATTAGTTGTAGATATTTTAAAGGATAAAAATAAAAGTTTTAATGCTACTGAATTATATCGTGAATGTAATAATCTTGGTGAATATGCTTTTAAATTAAGAGAAGAGCTAATAAAAATCATCAAGGATAAAATCAATCCTGAATTTTATTCAACTACTGTACATAGAACAGCTTCACTTGAAGTTTTAAAGTCTATAATTAATCTATTAAATTATGAACTAATTCATTTAGATTTAACTATGGATTATACACCTGATGATGTAAAGAATGTATTCACTAAAAATATAACCATAATAAATCAATTCATTAATAAAGATATAACTGAAGAATGTGAAAAACTTAAAATGTTATTATCTGGTAAAGATGTAAATAAATATGAAGCTTCTAAAGAAATTAGATTTGTGGCTGAAAAATATTTATCTTAATATTTTATAGGAGGAAATTAAAATGGTAAATTTTGTAGATGTAGCAAATGGTGATATTTTTAAAGGCAGCATAAAATTAGCAAACATTTTAGATATAACTCCAGAGTATGTTAAAGAAAATCAAGAAGATGAAAATAAATTATTATATTTCATAGAAATTCTTAATGCTATCGGTAGACGTTATGAAAAGTTATCTGATTTTCCAGGACTTAGACAAAATTGTGAAATATATGATTCATTAGTTAAACTCTTGAATGATGTTAACTATTATGGATTAAATATTACAGCTCATTATAATGGGACTAATCAAATAGTATCTCTGAAATTAGATTATTCTAATGATTTAAATCCTTTAATGTGTTTGGATATGGCAATCCATCTTATTTTAGATAAAGCAGGCTTTGGCCTTTTCGATTTTAAACGTATGGAAGAATTTATTCGAAGAGATGCTACACCAGAATTACTTAAAGCTAAAATTGTCAATATGTTAATCACCGGTGAATTATTTGTAGCCTCATATTCTATCTATGAATACAAAGTCTTCTCCAAAGGTATTGCTGATTTAATGAGATTTGTTTCTGAATTTTGCAAAATTCCTGATAATGAATTTAGCACCAATAATTTAGTAAACAAATCTATCAATGATGCATTATTAGCCGTACGTGCATATATTATTAATACTCTTACGATTAGACTTGAAAATAATGCAGACTTCTATTTCATAGAAGAAATGGAAAAAACTTACAGATCCTGTGAGCATATTATCAATAATGCATTATATTCAGTTGATGATGATAAATTTATCGAATCAATAGTCTCAGTATTAAATAAAGTATATGAAGAGAACTTTGATAAAGTATCTGATATTAAATTCACTGTAGAAGATGCTAAAGTTTCTCTAGGTCTACTTACTAAAAATTATCTAATTAGAGAAAAGATAAGAGAAGTATATTTAGGAATTAAACCAAATAACTTATATGATAACTTTGAATAATCATATTGATTACTAAATATAACAAATTGACCCATGGGATTTATTCCCATGGGCCTTTTATTTTTTTTTGTAAAACTCTACTTTCTTACTAATATATTATTAATGTGAATATATGATGAGATATTTATATTTTAATTAAAAGGAGGGTCAAATATGCTTCATGTATATTTGGTTGAAGCAAGTGGTTGGATAAATGGAGAGCTAATTCATTTAGTATCAGATTTCCATAATTCAATTGATGAATGTTATGATGATATAATGGACAATTTTATTGATACTAGTGAAATTTATTTTAATGAATTCTGTTATTAGGAGGCTATATGTTGCTATTTAAATATTGGAGTTATGTTGGTACTCTTACAGAAATAGAAGAATATGTTAGAGCATACGAAAATGATGACTGGAATTGTGAACCAATCGAGTTTGAGGCTGATGTATATGGGCTCATTAAAGGTAGACATAATCTACCAGTAAACAATTATATATTTGATGATAATATTGTAACATTTGGTCCTAGTTCATTTGGAACTATGGAGCAAAATGCAGAGATCACCCTATTATCTAAAAAAGAATCCAGTAATATAATTATCTATGTTACTGGATATTCGGCAAGTCTTATTGCTGCGATAAATGCAGCTAAGAATACTGGATATACACAAGTAATCCTGAAACACCATGATAAAGAAACAGGATTGTATCTTTGCCAATGGGCGTACTAGGAGGAAAGATATATGAAAGACATCA